GGGTCCAAGGCAACAGGCGAGCGCTATTTGCCTGAGAACGCCATAAAATCTTTATCCTCCGCAGAGTATGCAGCGACAACCAAAGCTAAGCGGGTTGGTAAGGCTAAGGGCAAACAGTTCGTCAAGCAGCCTAAGGCCGTAGCGAAGAAGACGGCGGGATTTAGATGACCACTTCAGGCACCGCTACTTCAAACCTTGACCTCAACAACCTCATCGAAGAGGCGTTTGAGCGTTGTGGTGCCGAACTCCGCTCGGGTTATGACCTGCGTACGGCTCGCCGTAGCTTGAACTTGATGACCATTGAGTGGGCGAACAGGGGCATTAACCTCTGGACCATCGAGCAGGGCTCGATCCCTATGATTGAAGGGCAGATCGCTTATGACCTGCCTGTGGATACGATTGACCTGCTGGAACATACGATCCGTACGCAGACCGGGGTGCAGCAGACCGACATCAACATCACGCGGATTAGCGTCGATACCTACGCCACGATCCCGAACAAGAACGCCCAAGGCAGACCGATCCAAGTCTGGATCAACCGCCAATCTGGTGCAACCTATCCGGTGGGTGGACGCCCTGATGGCACTGATCCCACTACAGGCGTAGACAGTCCCAACATCAACGTGTGGCCCTGCCCGGACCAGAACAGCTACTACACTTTCGTCTACTGGCGTATGCGCCGCATCCAAGATGCGGGTACCGGAGGTGTAACCACCCAAGACATCCCGTTCCGGTTCCTGCCGTGCATGGTCGCTGGGTTGGCCTACTACCTCTCGCTGAAAATCCCCGGTGGGTTGGAGCGTAGCGGTATGCTTAAGGTTATGTACGACGAGCAGTTCCAGCTTGCAGCGGATGAAGACCGTGAAAAAGCCTCGCTGCGGATCGCTCCGCGCCAGTATTTCAGGTGACCCATGAGCAGTAGGTTTGCTTCTGGCAAGTGGGCTATCAGCGAGTGCGACCGGTGTGGCTTCCGCTACAAACTGAAAGAGCTACACCCCCTAACCATCAAGACCAAAAACACCAACATTCTGGTGTGCCCCACGTGCTGGGAGCCCGATCAGCCGCAGCTTCAGTTGGGTATGTACCCGGTGTACGATCCGCAGGCTCTGCGGAACCCGCGCCGTGACAACAGCTACTATCAGAGTGGTCTGAACGTTAACGACAACCCGTCTGAAGGAAGCCGCCAGATTTATTGGGGCTGGAACCCGGTGGGCCTTAGCGATCCCTTGGGTTTATCAGGGCTTGTAAATACGCTAATAGCTAACGGCAGTGTCGGTACTGTTACCATCCAGACTACATAGGAGTAGGTTATGCAGCACGGGAAGTACGCTAAAGGCGGTAAGTCCGACCTGAAGCAAGATAAGGCTACGGCTGCAGCTGCCGTGCATAAGCACGAGCGCGGTTTGCATCCGGGCAAGCCGATGACCAAGCTCGCCAAGGGCGGCAAGACCAATATGCAAATGCGCACTATGGGTAGGAACCTTGCTAAGGTTGCTGACCAAAAAAAGAAGAAATAAGGAGCGTAATCATGGCTACTACGCAGTATCGAAACCCCCAGAGCGTGCCGGTTCCCGACACCGCTGGCTATCCAAACAACGTAGCGAACACGCAGACGATGCGTATTCGTGGGACCAAGCTTGCTACCCAAGGCAACAAGTTCAATCCGAAGCCTTGCTAAATGAACTACGCCACGCTTGTCGAAACGATCAAGGCGTACGCTGAGAACGACTTCCCTGACACTGCAGGGTCTGGCGGCTTAACGTCTACTGAGCAGATCGACACGTTCATCCAACAGGCTGAACAACGCGTGTTTAATGGTCTCCAGCTGCTGGAGCTTCGCAAGAACGTCACCGGCAACACCACGAGTGCAAGCCAGTATCTGACCGTTCCCTCGGATTGGCTGGCTAACTTCTCGATAGCCATCATCGATTCGGTTACAGGCGGGTATGACTACCTCCTGAATAAGGACGTGAACTTCATTCGGGAGTCGTTCCCCTACCCTACGACGACGGGTAAGCCGACGCATTACGCAATGTTCGACCAGAACTCGTACCTGCTAGGCCCTACGCCCGACGCCAACTACGCGGTTGAGCTTCACTATTTCTACTATCCGCCGTCCATCGTGACCGCTGGTACCTCGTGGCTTGGGGACAATTTTGACTCCGTGCTGCTGTACGGCTCACTGCTTGAGGGGGCTACCTTTATGAAGAGCGAGCCTGATGTTATGGCTGGCTATCAGAAGCGGTACGAGGAGGCGATGGCTCTCCTGCTGCAACTGGCGGAAGGGAAGAACCGCCAAGATATGTATCGTACCCCACAAGCGAGATATCCAGTCCGATGATCAGCGAAGTAGCTATGGCCCTAGGCGGCACCGTTATGGTCCAGACCACGCAAGGTCGGGGCTTTACGCCAGAAGAGATCGCGGAACGCGCGCTCGACAAGATCATCTACGTTGGCAGCAACGCCCACCCGGCGATCCGGGATCAGGCCGAAGGCTACAGGGATGCTATTCGCAACGTGCTAGTGTATTATCTGCATGAGGCTGTCCGGTCTCACAACGTAACGCTGGTTAACAAATTCCGTGCCGCAGGTTATGAAAACCTGATTCCTATTCTAGACGCCTAAGGAGCTACCTATGGCTATTACCCAAGCGATGACCACGTCGTTCAAAGCCGAACTCCTTTTGGCCGTACACGACTTCCGCGCTACTGGCGGCGACACTTTCAAGCTGTCGCTCTACACTTCGTTGGCAACCATTGACGCTAACACCACAGCCTACACCACCGCAGCCGAGGTCACGGGTACCAATTACACCGCTGGCGGCGCGGCCTTGACCAACCTTGGTGTGGTCACATCGAACAATAACACTTCGGCGGGTACCGGCTTCACGGATTTCAGCGACCTTACCTTCCCTAACTCCACGATCACGGCCCGTGGCGCTATGATCTATAACAGCACGCCTTCGGCTAATAGCAACGCAAACACTACCTTGGTCAATGCGGCGGTGGTTACGTTAGATTTTGGTGCTGACAAGGTGTCTACTGCTGGCGATTTTACTATTATTTTCCCTGCGGCCACTAACACCGCTGCGATTATTAGGATTGCCTAAATGGCTTTTGTTCTTGCTGATCGCGTAAAAGACACGACTACGACGACTGGCACGGGCACGATTACCCTTAGCGGTACTGCGCCTGCTGGTTATCAATCGTTCACGGCTATCGGTAACAGCAATTCTACGTACTACACTATTACAAGCACCAACGATTGGGAAGTTGGTATTGGAACCTACACTTCTTCCGGGACTTCATTGTCTCGGACTACGGTGCTATCTTCTAGTAACAGCGGAAATCTGGTTAACTTCTCTGCAGGGTCTAAAGATGTCTTCGTGACATACCCCGCTGAGCGCGCGGTTTGGGTTGACGCGGTAGGGACAAGCGGCAATGTCCTCACCAGTGATGGCTCGGTGTGGATATCTTCTGCCCCCAGCACGGCCTACACGCGCACCTCGTTTACGGCCACCGCTAGCCAGACGACGTTTAGCGTTGTCTACACGGTAAACTACGTCGAAGTTTTCTTGAACGGCGTGCTGCTCAATGGCACCGACTACACCGCGTCCAACGGCACGACCGTCGTTCTGGCTGTCGCTGCGGCTCTCAACGACATCGTCGAAACCTTCGCGTACAACACGTTAGCCATCGTCAACACCACGGCCAACAACCTTCTTGGCGGGTCTGCGGGTAGCATTGTCTACCAAACAGGCGCGGGTGCTACGGGCTTCTCTGCTGCGGGTACGAGCGGCCAAGTGCTGCTCTCGGGTGCTACGGGTTCACCCACTTGGAGTACCCTAGGTACGGGTGTCGCAACATTCCTAGCCACGCCATCCAGTGCCAACTTAGCCGCCGCCGTCACCGATGAAACGGGCTCTGGTGTATTGGTATTTGGTACATCACCGACGCTGGCAACGGCTACCCTTACATCACCCACGCTAACGACACCGGTCCTCGGCACCCCGACATCGGGCAACTTGGCTAACTGTACGGCGGACGGGACCAACGCTGTTGGCTACCTGATC